TGTCTTTTAAAAAAGCTAGAATTACAGAAAACGATACATCATCAGTAGAACCTGCGCCTTTATACAATGCAACATACCCATATAATAAAGTGTATGAATCTGAGTCTGGCCATGTCATGGAGTTTGATGATACAAGAGATAATGAGAGAATACATCTATACCACCGTGCAGGTTCGTACATGGAGTTCAATCCTAATGGTGATAGAGTAGAACGAATACAGAGAGATAAGTTTACTGTGGTCGTCAAGGACGAGTCTGTATTGATACAAGGAGATGTGAATATTCAAGTAGATGGCGACTATAATTTAAACGTAACAGGCGATGTAAAGATAAACGGACAAACAATCAATCTTAACAATGGTTCACAAGGAGCTGCAAGAATCGGTGATACGGTGGCAGACGTTGACCCAGTAGGAGATGGCACAATATCTTCTGGTTCAGGCACAGTTAAAATTGGAGGTTAGGTATAAATAGAAGATGGCAGAGATAACAATAAAAAGTAATAGAGGTTTTACGGACTTGGATTTAAATTTTAATATTCACCCAACAACAAAGGATATTAATAAATTTAAAAACGAAAACGCAGTAATCAATTCAGTTAAGAATTTAATTTTAACGAATCATTACGAGAGACCATTCCAGCCCGACCTAGGTTCAAATTTAAAAAGATTACTTTTTGAACAAGTTGATAATGCTACAGCAGCTTTACTTGAAAGAGAGATCACAGAGACAATAGAAAATTTTGAACCAAGAGTACAAGTAAAAGATGTTACAGCTAGTGGTTTTCCAGATGAAAATGGATATAAAGTTGAATTAACATTTTATTTAATAAACAATCCAGACCCAATTTCAGTAGATTTCTTTTTAGAGAGAGTAAGATAAATGGTAGACCGACTAAGAGTAACAGAGCTTGATTTTGATACAATCAAGAACAATTTAAAATCATTTTTACAACAACAAGATGAGTTTAGTGATTATGATTTTGATGGTTCAGGTATGTCAATTCTACTTGATATTTTAGCATATAATACTCATTATAATGCGTACTATTTAAACATGGTCGCAAATGAGGCTTTTTTAGATACTGCGTTACTTCGTGAATCGGCCGTTTCTCATGCTAAAACTTTAGGTTACACACCACACTCTAAAAGGTCACCAACTGCAACAATTACAATGACTGCAAATGTAGCCAATCTTCATACTGGCACTTGCACGGTTCAGGAGGGTTATTCATTTTTATCAGATCAAATAGATGGTAAATCTTATAACTTTGTTGTGTTAAAAGATACAACTGTTACAAAAACAGATAGAGGTGAATATATTTTCACAGACTTGGCGATAAATGAAGGCCAGATTGTTACAAATCAATTTACTTTTGTTCAAAGCTCTAACCCTAAACAGGTATTTACTTTACCAGACAAAAATATAGACACAACAACAATTAAGGTTGCGGTGCAAGATACCTCATCAAACACGGCTCTTAAAATTTATAATAAAGTTGTTGACACACTTAATGTTGATGGTACATCAGAGGTCTATTTTATAAACGAGAATAGAGATGGTAATTTTGAAATATATTTTGGTAATGATAGTGTAGGTAAAAAGCTAGGAGATGGCTCTACAATAACTGTTACTTACTTGGTTACAAATGGCATAGCTGCCAATAAAGCAAATAATTTTGTTCAAAAATCAACTTTATCAGACTCTAATGGTGAAGATACGTCAATCACACTTACACCAATTGCAGCTGCCTCTGGCGGATCAGATAAAGAATCAGTTGACTCTATAAAATTTTCTGCACCAAATCAATTTACAACGCAAAATAGACTTGTAACTAAAAAAGATTATGAGACAACCATTTTACGAGAGGTGCCAAGTATCGACTCTATTTCAGTATGGGGTGGTGAAGAAAATGTGCCAGTTGTTTATGGTCGAGTTTTTATATCATTGAAGCCTAAAGATAATTTTTTTGTATCTGAATCTGAAAAGCAAAGAATTATTGATAACATAATCAAACCAAAGGCTATCATATCAGTAGAAGCTGAGATAGTTGACCCAGAATTTACTTTTATATTACCAACAACAAATATAATTTTTGATAGAAAGAAAACTACCCTTTCAGATGAGGCCTTTAAAAACGCAGTTAAAAATTCAATCATAAGTTATAACACATCAAATTTAAGTAAATTCAATAGTAAATTTTCATTGTCTAAACTTTCTAAATTCATAGATGACACAGATACAAATGCCATACTAGGTTCTGAAACGTCAATCAGATTACAAAAAAGAGTTACACCTACAATTGGTGTAGATAATTATACAATAGATTTTGGTGAGAGATTAAAAAGAGGCACTACAAACGAGAAATTAGTCTCTAGTCAATTTAGTGGTTTTGATGCAGGTGGGGCGGCTAGAACTGTGCAATTTGAAGAAGTGCCACAGTCATCAACGGGCGTTTCACGAATTAATGTTGAAAATCCAGGTTTTGGATATACTGAAGCGCCAGATGTAACAATCATTGGTGATGGTGTCAACGCAACCGCTTTCGCTGAAATTAGTGGTGGTGAGATTACAAGAATAGTATTGAGTAATAGAGGATCTGATTATACAACTGCTTCAGTAGAAATAAGTGGTGGTAATGGCTCAGGTGGTGAAGCTACAGCCATTGTTGATTCAAGAAATGGCACAATCAGAAGTGTTTTCTTTGATACAGATGGTAATAGACAAATTATTAATGATAGTATTGGAGAAATAGATTATGAAACAGGTATCATAACAATTAGTTCAATCAATATCACAAGTGTTGCAACAGCAGATGGGTTATTAAGATTTACGATAGGTTCTGAAAGTGGTGTTGTAGAATCTACCAGAAACAATATAGTTACGATTGACGTAAATGATAGCTTAGCTATCACAACAACTCTTGAGGCAGTAGATTAATGGCACATGAGTCTAATACCTCAACATTAAAAACCTCATTATTAATAAATCAGCAAGTTCCTGAATTTGTGCGAGAGGAACATCCTCTCTTTATTTCTTTTTTAGAGGCATATTATGAGTTTCTTGAAAATGAACAAGGCTCTCAGAACAATGATGGCACAAAAATATCAAAAGATTTAAGATTTGTTCAAGATGTTGACTCTTCGATAGGTGCATTTGAATCTAATTTTCTCAACACTTATGCAAACTTAGTACCAAAAGACGCCATAGCCGATAAGTCATTTTTAATAAAAAATATTTTACCAGTTTATTTAGCAAAAGGTAATAAAAAATCATTTGATTTCTTGTTTAGACTTTTATACGGACAAGAACTGGATATTAGATTTCCTAAAGACCAGATATTAAGAGCATCAGATGGTGATTTTACAATTGAAAGAGTTTTAAGACTTAGGGACTCTGTATCATCTTTTTATATTGGTGATGGCACAACAAATATTTTTAATTTAGCACAGCCAGTCTCAGAAGATGAAATTGTTGTTAGAATAAATGGCGATAAACAATTTTCAATTTCAGATGCAAATACATCAGCTGCATTTCATACCAGAAAAGAAGAAAGAAAAATAGTATTTACTAATCCACCACCAGTAAATGCAGATGTTCGTGTTGAGTATAATGATTTTTCAGAGTCAATTTTAACAAATCGAAAAGTAGTTGGTGCAAGATCAAACGCATCAGCCTTAGTTGAATCATCTGTGCCACGATTACTTGAATCACAAAGATCGATAGAGGCATTTTTAAATAGAAAAACAATTAAAGGCACATTTTCTCAAGGTGAACAAATATTAACAAATATTGTTGATGACAAAGATAATATTATTGAACTCTCTTGTAATACAACATCTTCATTAGAAATAATTAGTGTTATAAGCGGTGGTTCAGGTTACAATATAGGTGACCCTGTTTTAATCACCGCAGGTGGTTTTGAACAAAAGGGTTCAGCTGAAGTATCAGTCGTAAGAAGTGGATTTTCTGATAATGCAAATATAAATTTTGGAGGCACAGGGTTTAAAGTTTCAGATTTAGTTGTCGGCAGGTCAGGTGATGCACAGTCAACATTTGCTGTTGCATCAGTAGATTCTGATATAAAGGCTCATCAAAATACCTTTACACTATCAACAACAAAAATAGATGAAATAGATATTAACCAATCACTTACAAGTGATGATTACGGTTTCCTTGCAAACGTAATTGCGGGTAGTGGTACAACTGGATTATCTGGTATAGTGCTTGATTCAGTAAGTGGTAACACTACTATTAACCCTGTAACTGGTGGTGTAGGTGCAAAATATGAAGAGAGGATTGTGTCTAACACCTCAAACCTACAACAATTTGCTAACTCAACAATAAGACCAGTTTTTCATTATGTAAGTGGTAACAGCTATACTGGTGACATACAGTTAGATGAAATATATGTTGGTGATGGTTTAACTGGTAATATTGCAAACTTCACCTTTGAACAAGTGCAAGTCGGTTTAAATGAAGGCACCGGTACACTTGGCTGGCAAACAAGCACAGCTAATGTCAATACTTATTCAGATGTTGCATTTACAGATATGGCTAATACAGTTACATTTACACACGGTAGATGGAATATGTTAATAGATCGTAGTCCACCATCATCTAATACAGGTGTTACATATGATGGAACTAGTGAAGGATCTCCCGTTGCTGTTCCTCCTGGAGGCCCTCCTGTAGCAATTCAAGAAATTTTTATTTACGCAGAAACAAGTGGCGTGGGACATCCTAATGCGAATTTTTGGTTTAGAGGACCTTTTATACAATTAGGGGCTCAACCATCATTTAGATATAAAGTTGCACGTTTTGGTGATTCGATAGGTACATTAGAAGTTTATTTTGATGTAACAAGTAATGCACTCGGTGGTGGTGAAAACGTATCATCAAGAATTGTCGATTGTTTACAAGATCGAACAATAACAGACTTAGGCCCAATGACCAGTCTTACATTTCTTACATCAAATGTATCTGGTAATAACATACCATTTGACTCTGATGGACCTTTCATAGAAGCAGAAGGTGAAAGAATCATAAAAATAAAACCATTTCGGTCATTAGGTAGAATAAAAATTAATGATGGTGGTGGTAATTATTCTGTTGGTGATGAGATAATATTTTCAGAAACAACTGAGGGTTTTGGGGCGGCTGCAGCTGTATCAGAAATAGGAGCAAACGGTGCGATTGTTGATATTCAATTTCAACCATCAAGAATAACTGGTAATGGAAAAGTAACAGCAGTTTTAAATGAAATTATAGGCACAGGCACATCATTTAATACAGAGTTATTAGTGGGCGATAAAATTATTTTAAATAACGAGTCAAGATTCATAAATGTTGTAACTAATGCAACACACTTGACAACAAACACAAACTTTACAACTAATACCGGTGTAAATGGTTCAGCTTCTGGTACTGATAGAAAGATAGGTATTCATAGGAAATTTCCTATTGGTGGTACAAATTATAAACCAAACGTATTTCCAACAATTGGTGTTAATAGTTACTCAGGTAGTGGGTTTGGGGCTAATGTAGAAGTAATCGCCGCAATGGCAGACCAAGAACAAGTGTCTGCAACTTCAAACGGCACGGTGGGTATTGTTGAAGAAATTAGAATTACTGAACCTGGTTCTGGATATCGAGCAGTTCCTTCAGTTGACTTATCATCAAGTGGTGATGGTCAGGCTAATGCAACTGCTGTGTTGCAAAACTCTTTGAGAGAATTTGATGGTAGATTTACAACCTCGAAAGGTATCATCTCAGCTTCAGAGAGAAAATTACAGGGTTTAGACTATTATCAAGATTACATTTATGTAACAAACGTGCCTACAGAGTTTGAAAAATATAAATCAATTTTTAAAGGTTTAGTGCATCCAGCAGGATTTAAAAATTATGCTGAAGTTGACTTGACACAGCCAGTTGAAACGGCAATAGAAACTTCAACATTGTTTGCTAACACTCTATCTGGAACAGTTAATGTAACTTCTAATTCTACGTTTGTAATTGGTACAAATACAAAGTTTGTAACTATAACTAATACAGCCCCAATTATAGGCAATGGTGGTGCTGTTATACACTCTGGTAATTTAATAAATGTTGGCACTCAAATTGTAGTCAATAATGAGGTAAGAACAGTAAGTTCAGTTGTCTCTAATACAAATGTGGTGGTAAGTGTTGCATTTACATCAAATGCAAATACACAATCAATCATAGTTTTAGGTAATCAATTTGCAACTGGTGATAATTTATCATCTAACGGAGCAAACGCTTATGGTACTGGTGGACCATCAGGTGGTGGTTATTAACGTATAAATAGGAAATCATGGCAAAGAAATATACTTCAAAATTACAAAGTCTTAAAAGCGCTCAACAATATATTGCTGAATTTGACTCTGCTACGCCCGAAATACAGTATCTATTCATAGGTAAAACTGATTCATATGATGATTCTGATACACCTTTTGATATAGTAGAATCACCCGATTTAAATGATAGGGTTTTTACAGATATGATCGCAGCTAAGAGGGTAAAAGCAAGTGATGTAAATTTAGTAATACCTAGAGTAAATTGGGAATCAAACAAAATATACAGACAATATGATCCACAGCAGACTACTCAAGATTCAATTACTGGTAATACTAGTCAAAATTTAGAGCCAATGTATGTATTTACAGAGGGTAGAAACGTATATAAATGTTTATCTAATAACTCTGGTACTTTAACTGCAAATACACCAACAGGAGACTTTACTACATCAAATGGAGTTATAACGAATCCTACTACAGGTGGTGGTGATGGGTACATTTGGAAGTATATGTATAGTGTTCGTGCTGAGAACAAATTTTTAAATTCATCTTTTTTACCAGTACCGACAAGAAATAATGAATCAACCGAAACCGATACAGTTTTCAATTTAAACAACCAAGGTGTTGTTGAGGGTGAGCTTACAACTATTGTTGTGGCTGATGGTGGGACACAGTATAGAAACTTTAGTAATATTCGTGTAGAACCTTTTTTAACGGGTGATACAGTATTAACTGTAAATAGTACGTTTATGACAGCAAACCATGTTACAAGTATTACAGTTGATGATTTAGCAAATGCAAATATGTCAATCACTGGTACAGGCATACAAACTGATACTCATATATTGAGTACTGATAGTATAAACAATAAAATAACATTGAACAAGGCCGCATCATCTAATGGCGGTGGAAGTAATGTTGCAAACAACATAAGCACAACAACAAGAGTTTTCGTAGATGGTGATGGCGCAGGTGCTTTGGCTAATGCTACGGTTGATAATGGTGTTGTTACAAAGATAACAGTAGATACAATTGGAAAAAATTACGAAAAATGTAACGCATTAGTTTTTGGTACTGGAACTGGTGTAGATTCAAGGGTTATTTTAGCACCAAAATTTGGCCACGGTTTCAATTTAGCAAAAGATTTAGTTGCAAATAGTGTAATGGTAACATCAAAAATAGGTGAAATAGATTCAACTGAAAATGGTAAAATACCAGTAGATATACAGTT